CGTTGAGTTGCTTGTAAGGAACCCCCGAGGGCCCATTAAAAGGGTAATGCAAAACTTTCAAGAAATCCGAACCTCCCGCTTTATGTGAAACGGAAACAAGACTGTAAGACATGCCCAAACGGCTGGCGACGTCATGCCACATGTAAAGTGGTATCAATGCGTCGTCACCTTCGGTAACAAAATTCAGTCTAGAGGCCGCGGCCCACCAAGAGTCAAGACTAGTGTAACGATCGGCGAACTTGAGTCGGTGCCCAGTCAAAATTATGGAAATGTTGACCAAGCCGTTACCTAATGATGTCCAGAAATCACCTGAACAACGTATCATCAGATAAACGGTAAAAAACTCATGGCTCACCTTGCGCGCACCAAGCCTATCAGGCAATTCATTACTGCCAACGAACTTTAAGAAGTACTCAGCTTCTTCCTTAAGTCCCAGTAACAAAAACGCTTGATAAATAATCTTGTTCTCAAGGGGGCGTCTCAGACAATCCAAGATGCCTTTCTCGAAACCAGAAATGTCTTGTGACCTGTGTGTCCACTCAATAATGGTGTTCAACTGGTCAATCAATTCATGGGGTGTCTTGCCCTTAATCATCCACTTGGACAAAAATGGGTCAGAATACACCTTCTTCTGGATTTGCAAAAACCTATACAGGTAAATGTATGCTTCCTCTTTCATAATCGTTATGCCCCTAACTTTCATCAAACCGCAAGTCTTACTACTCTCTTCATATTTGACGATCTGGCGATTTCGGACATAAGCCCTAACCTCCTTCCCCGACATCGCGTCGAGGTGATCATCCCACAGGGAATCAATGAAAGACGCAGACTTAGAGCTCATAAGAGCCTTAATCTGGTCTTTATCAAAACCAACACGAAAATCGTCATCACTCATGCCCAAACGAAGGTTTTCAATAACCTTATCAGACAGATAATTCGAAGTTTCGGTGTAAGCGGATAAAAGTGAGTAGTCTGTAGACTCTGCAACGATTTGGCGAAGACAAAGGGACAACAGATTAGAGAGAACAGAAGGAGCCGGGAAAAGACCGTGCCCCAACTGTTCCCCGTCAACCCCTTGGAGCAGGCTAACGCCCACCCCATGTTGCCTGGTTTCCAAATTTAACTGATGCCAAGTCAACACTTTCTTTACCTCAATAGGTTGGAAAGTAGTCAAATGAGCATCAGAAACTTTCACACTCCGGGTAGCAGGAGTGTAATAGATCGGAAACCAGGGAACACGAGCGAGCAGTCAGGATCGGCCGGGCACTCCGTCAACGATTTCTCGCATAGACAGAGTGTCTTTGGCCAATCCAGAACTGCAACGCTCGGAAAGGTACTTGACACAAAGCATAAGCTTAGTGCCAAGATATTCGCCATTACTAGGGCGAAGATTGACGGGGACGGAAGATAAAATCGCCACCAAAGCAGTGTTCACGGCCACAACTGTACAAGGTTTGGTCATAAGACCATTAACAACCTGTTCAGTAACGGTGTTGGAGAAGTGATAATATTCACTAAACTCTTCACCGCTAAGGGCGGACCAATCTTCACAAACGCTCTGTTCACTAGAGACGTCTGATCCGACTTTGGTAACACGAAACCTGTAACGGTACGTGCTAGAAACTGCAACGATGCTTTGATTTCTGTGTGTATAAGGGCGTACGTCGTTCTCAGAATCAGGAACCGCCTCTAAATCCACTATCTCAAGTCTGTACTTGAAAAACCCATATTCTTCACGGAAAAAAACACTGGCAAAAATCTTCCAGAGTGATTCCACAGTATAACAAGGGATGTAGACAGCAAGCCATATAATAAAGCATTGCTGGAGAGGGTTCTTGGTGCTAAGATGAGTTTGCGCATAAAAATCAGTCCTTCCGAACCAAAATGCGACTGCAAAACACACGACAAATAACACAACTTTGAACAACCACGAATGCCACCAAGGTTGCATACGCCTATTAAGGCGCCTAGCACAAACCTCGAGGCACATCGGGATATCTTTCTCCTCTACGTACAGACACGCGACGCCACTGCCAAAAGGGCGGTGACCGGTAAACGTCTGAGCGTGTGGAGAAATAGGAGATCCGTCTGGATTGGAGTTCAAATCAAAGGGCGGTAACGACTTACCCGATGGTGGAGCTACCACCATGGATTTAACACTTTCCTTGCTGCCAACAAGGGAAGGGTCTGTCCCGGGAACCGGGGCGGCTGGGACTATAGACGCGCTGGAAGGGGAAACCACCCCCTTAACAGCCACGCTGCCCAATCCGGTGCTGTTTTGACTTGCAGCACTAACGCCCGCAGTGGGCGATCCAGCGCTGGAAGCGCCGGAATCCGATCGTTGGTCACCGGTTATGTGGTCAGTTTTATTGGAAAATCCTTGCAATTTGCATACAAGATCCTTATGCTCCTGACTTAAAGTAGGAAAACAACCTTTAGGCAGCATGACAAGCACGCCACTATCGTTCGTTTTCCAAACCGCAGAACCCGTGGAAACACTCAAATATTTCCGAAGATCAATTTGAGGCCTCCTGGACAAACAAAATTTCTTAAAGTCTAATAAGCCGGGAGTCTGAGACAAAATGTCGTCGAAACTCTTCTTAACAGGCTTGTCAGTCTTAACAAAACTCTTGCTGTCGTGGATCTGGGAAGAAGCTTTGGACAATTGGTCAGACAAACTATCTGACTTCTTGTCCGTCTTCTTACTCTTCAAATCATTGTAAGCAGCCAATGATAACCTACCACTAGAGGGAGAAGTATTTTTTTGATCGTAGGCAGATCGGTATAAACCTATCGCCCACGATGAAAAAGACCGGTGGTCAGCAAATTTCTGGGAGTTAGAAAAATGACGATATACATAATAAGCATTTTTCCATTCGCTTTCTGAAAAGCCCAAGTTGCCACTAGACAACTTAAAATGGTTTGCATGCTCGTATATATCATTCAACCTAACTCCCCTAGAAACCATCAAAGGAAGCCAAGACCACACCAACAAATTGGTGCCATCGGGCTTAACTTTGACAGTATTCAAAACACCTGCCAACAACCGGTGATCCTGCTCACTATGTGTGTTTGCGGTCACGCACGTGTGCTGCGGGCGGCTGCACATGGGTGAAAAATAGCACAAGTAAACAAGGTCATACATAAGAGAATCTGTTTCGGAATCGCAATCAGAAAAAGATTCGAAGCGACGACACTCCAAATCTTCTTCCGGATCGCATGGGTCGGAGAAATCCTCATCTCC